CCGTACAAAAGTGCACAAAATCTTATTTTGTACGGAGCATTATAATTTCGTACTGAAAAGTACAGCATTTTGTACGGAAATAACAAGTTGATATTCAATGGATAATATGAACATTTAAGGAAGTAATGTACTATTGCACAAAAAAATAGTACGCATTCACAAAGGGGTATTTGAATTAAACACATTTTTTATTGCCAAAGAAGTATTATTCAGTTCTTTTTTGTATATTAGCTCCACACCTAAACCACTATGATTTATATGATTACTACTAAGATTGAAGTTCCCCCACATCTTAAGGAGTATCTGATCGGAAAGTTCTGTAATATGCAGGACTCTCCGATTCATTTCCCAGACAAGACTGATATCTATCACATAATCTATGATCTGCTTGAACGCCGCCCAATCAATATACCGCCTATTGATCAGGGTAATCTTGAGATTTATCTTCCAGAACGCAGTACAGGCAAAAATCCCAAGACCTACAACTATTTAGGAAAACGCTCACAAGTTATTCTTGTTAGAAAAATCGACCGGATGTTGTGGGCAGAAGTACATGATTTCCTGGACGAGCAGAAACACAGCTACGGAATTACATACATTAATGGAATACATAATTTCATGACAATGTATGGGATTGACTCCATCACGGAAGATGCGTTCAAGAAGAACTACTACCGATGGAGAGCTGATATTCGTCGGAAAGAGAAAAAAAGGGGCTATAATCGCCTAAAAAAATAACCTAGCAAGTGTAGTTAAATGTCCCTTTTTTGTTCGAAAAGTGTTCTAAAAATGTGTACTAATTGAAAATCAATAAATTATGAGAGAAATCAACAATATGGGAGGCATATTATTCGCTGATATCCTATACAAAAATGAAATATCCCTATTTGCTGTTCATCAGAATACAGCATGTATCCAGATTATAAAGGGACATGACTGGCATCGTCTCCCTACAGTGGGTATCATTGAATCTCCTACTGTTACCTCGAACGAATCAGCGGCAGGAATTACATATAAACATTCAGCAGCAATTAAACTTCCCCAAACATTGTTTGCTCCTGAAGCAGCAAATGATTTACGTAACAGAATAACAGAAGGGTGCATTTTGCGTTGTCAGGATCCTGCCGGAGACAAATATATATACGGAACCGGCACATATTTACTATTCGGAGAACTAACCAAGGTTATCGGCAAAAAAGTCACTGATTTTACAGGGTATGAACTCAAATTATCAGGGACTTCACAATATCCTCTTTTACAGTATTACAGCCTGTAATCCGTCCTTCCATAGGCTTCTCAATAAATGTATCATTGCACCAAAATAAGTGCAATGAGCCAAAAACGTATTATTCTTTCTGATTCATCACTCAACTGCTACGGCTATCGGGTTCTTACTTCCGGAATGTCAATCGAAGCATTTAAGAAGAACCCTATCATGCTATATATGCATTTCCGCGATGAAGGTTCACCCTATTGGGGGGACTACAAAGCTATCGGCCATTGGGAGGATATACAACTTAACGGTGACGAACTTTCTGCCATTCCTATTTTTGACAAAGTTGATGATTTATCAAAAGAAATTGCCGCAAAATACGAAGCAGGGACTTTCAATGCCGCAAGTGTGGGTATTAAAATCATAGCTACATCAGCAAACAAAGATGTTCTGTTACCTGGTCAAACCAGAGAAACTGTCACTGAATGCGAGTTGAGAGAAGCATCGATTGTAGATATTCCCGCCAACTCCAATGCCGTTCGTCTTTATGACCGTTCCACATCCGTTCTCCTGGCAGCGGGTATGGACACGCATATCGTGCCAGAATTATCCAATCATACATCTAAAAATAAAATGAATCTCAAAGCAACATGGCCGGCTTTTCTCTCTTTTTTCAAAATCAATAAGGAAGATGCAGAAAATACCGAATTATCAGCAGAAAGATTGGATTCATTACATGGTGAATTCAATCGTTTGAAGAGTGAACACACTTCACTGGTAGAGGCAAAGAAAGACGTAGATGAAAAGTTTGCATCTTCTGTCACAGAAATCAAAACCCTGAAATCAAGCATAGAAAGCAAAGATCAGGAGATTTTGCAACTCAAAAATGAAAGTACCCAGAAGGATGATGAAATCACCCAACTTAAAGAACAGGTAAACAACCTGAAGCAAGTTCCTGCACCCGGATCTAACGGACTCTCTCCGCAATCAGAACCAGGAGCAAGTGAAACTAAGGATGATTTATCCACCTTCTGCGAAAAAAATCCCGGAGATTATCAGGCCATCACCGAACGTCTGAAGCAAGACGGTCTCCTTTAATTTTAGTAACCACACCCTTAACTATTAAAAATCATGTCTACTCCCAAATTAATAGACGTATCTAAATTAAACCAAGCTCTTGTTACCTATGACAAGGGTCTTCGTGCTCTTCCTTTCGCAACTTTGCAGGAAGTAGCAGCTATACTGGGACTAAATGTCATGGATCTGCAAGGCAAACACGCATTGATCAATGAACGTCGTCGTGCCGGTGGTACCCAGTCTTACAAAATTGGTAAGGATTTCCGCCTTACTGACAAACTGCTTGGCTATGAACCTTCAGTTATCGAACCCAAAGATGTAGTCTGCATCACTAAGGAAAACTCTCAAAAGTATGATGACGGTGAACTACTGATTGTAGGAGGCGAACCGGTTAGCAACATTAACAAAAAACATCCACTGGAAACGCGTGTTGCTTTCACGTTAGTAAAATCACACATTGAAGATGTCGTATATGTACTCTATCATGCCGAACGTGACGAAGACTCTTCCTCACCGTCCGGAGCATTTGACGGTCTCTTCACTAAGATCGATATGCTGATTACCGGTGGTGATGTTAACGCAGCTCGCGGCAACTTCGCCCAATCAGGTCTTTTTGTTACCCCGACATCTGACACAGACTATGCAGCATACGAAAATCTAGTTGAATGGATTGGAGGAGCAAATACATACCTGCGTTCATCCAAGTCAGGTATTCCTCAATTACAATGTGCGGAAACAGTATTGAAAGCAGCACGTGCAGCTTTGCGCAACAAACTACGTATGCAGGAATATCCATCCATGCAACGCATGATTGAATTGCTCCGTGAAGATGCAATGTGTCCAGCATTGGAAATCGTATCTCATGAAGCACTTGGACAAGGTTCACGTCTGGTATTACAAAAGAAAGGAAATATGGACGTCGCATTCAACACACAGGCAGCAACCAAATTCTGCCAAATCCGCGATATCTACGATGATCCGAACGAATGGCAATTCTGGTTACAAACCGGATATGACACTCGTATTCGTGACTGGCATGAAAAGACCTTCCGCTGTAATGAGCAAAAGAATGAATCACTTGATTTGGCCGGTGATTATTGTAAAACCGGAGCTATTCAAGTGGATATTACCGGAGCCGACAACGGCACTTGGAGCATTCAAGGGAAAGCAGCCAGCCGCACTAATGGACAATGTATTTTGGGACTGGCTCCTGGCAATTATACTATTGAATTCAATGCTGTGGACGGTAAAAACAAACCGGCTAACAAACAAGTAACAGTAGTAGCGGGAGAAGTGGTAACCGCAACCGGAACCTACTCTTAATCTTCAATAACTAAAGAGTGGTCATGTTTGGCCACTCCTATTTATTTATTCTAAACTTTTATACAAATGAAAAAATACATTTATTTGATTCTCTGCGTTTTATTTGTAGCTTTGGTTATTACAGTCCCCGAACTGCATTCGCAGACGTGCCATCTCAATGGAGATACTTTAATCATGATGGCTGCCGGTCCCGCATTCGCTCCATTAAAATGGGAAGTTGGTCAAAACAACATGGGAGGTTATAAGGGAATGTTGCTTTTTGTTCCTTTTAATGCTCCTGAGACAGTTCCAACCGTACCGGATCCATCAAAAGCAACCAGTAACGAAGAATTAATAACGGCAGCCGGATCATTTACGTTTCCAGCTGAAGGAACTTACAAACAACCTATTTACCTATACAGTACCGAAGCAACCGTTGAATATAAAGCAGAACAGCAAGGAGAAGCCGACGGTATCAGCTATAAATGTACGCTCGGTTTCTTTTTCCCTGGCAATACTCCAGGAATGCACGCATTCAATGCACTAATCAAAAACACTCCAGGATATTATATCTTTGAAGATGCAGATGGCAAACAAATGATCCTGGGGCAACCCGGCTTGTATGCAACCACCGCACCATCTTTCAACGGAGGTAAAGCAAGAGCCGATCGTCGTGGTACCACTTACACAGCTACCGTAGACTCCAATTATTCAGCCATCTTCCTACAAACACCAATTGACATGGAAGTCATAGCAGGATTAAAACCCGCACCATCTCCAAGTGAATAATTATGACCAGACAAGAACAATTGACTCAATGGTTAGGCGACCGTCAGCGCAAATACGCTGACGGTATAGTTCTTTTCGAGGCACTCGCAAAGGAACCAGCCAAGAAAAGGTTCTCTGCTTATTTTGCAAAAGCTCCAGAAGCTCCACATATCTTCGATCCACATTTTACACAACTCGTCAATAGTCTCACGAAGATTGACAAGGAAATCAAATTTTCTCCTGCTATCTACCCGGCAGCAATGGAGGAAATAATCGTAGTAAAAACGATGAGTGATGACGAACGGAAAGAAGCGATCGAAAGCAAGAAACTGGAAATGATCAATCTGGAGACAGTAATCACTGATATCCAATCTCGCGTTGACGAACTAGAAAGCGACAATGAAAATCATGCGGAAGAATTAGTCTCCCTTCAGGAACAATTCGAAGAAAAAATGTCTGAACTCACAGAACTACGTAATGAGATCAACGCCTTAAGTACACCAGGCGTTAAAATCATTACCGAAGAGTCACTCAATCCATCCATTCGCAAGGCCTACAATCGTATCAAGGAGATCGCCCCATTATATGCAAGCCTGCATAATGATGTCGCAAATCCGGAACTTCCTGTAGAAGAACGACAACCGATAGCTGAAGAACTATGCAAGCTCGACGACGAACGACGCAAGCTATGGAAACAGATTGACTCCTGGGCTGAAGGAAAAGGAAATCTGCAATTAGAAGAAAAGAGACCGGAATTCAGTGAAAACAGCATTGTGCGTGGTATTGAAATAGCCCGTCAAATCAAACGTTTGAAGAACAACATATCCAACAGTAAAGCAGCTGCTGACCGTGCTCAAAAAGATGGAAAACAAACCGTTATGCAAAATGCTTTAGACCGTATTGAGAAGTATCAGACAGAACTTGCCACATTGGAGGCTGAAATAGCACTAACACAAGGTGAAAAGATTTCAGGATAACTTTCCACTTGCATTGTGTCCAGATTCTATTGAACCGTTTATGCACAAGGGAGACTGGGCAATACATGAAGTATTGCCCTCTCTTTTATCTGCGATCGGCCCAGCAAAAGTGAAGATCATGACATTCAGTATCTCTGAAGATAGCCTACGCCCTCTTTTTTTTCTCGCTGACGAAAGAAAAATAGAAAGCCTGACACTTCTACTGGATATGACAGTAAAACGTCATAAACTCGATCTATTACTGTTTGCCTCAAATATTAGTCCGTCCATCCGAATTGATTCATGTCATGCCAAACTATTATTAGTCGAGAATAGGCAACATAAATTCGGGATTGCCGGATCTGCAAACCTTAATCAAAACCACCGATGGGAAAATGGTTTCTATTTTACCTCCGGAAAACATTACGAATACTTCTCACAAATGTTTAACCAAGCGTATGAAAATGCCATTCGCTATGATATATTAGAATGATGACCTTATCCGAAGAAGTTCTGCAACAGATAAAAGAAATGTCTTCCGCCCTCTTACCACCGGGGGAAATTGCCATTTTATTGAATATCCCAGTTGACCAACGGGACTTCTTCTGTGATATTTGCAAAAATCATCATAGTTCGCCTATCTATACTGCTTATCACCAGGGAAGACTTCAGACCAAGCTCAACCTCCGGAAAACAGTCATCAAACTAGCTATCGCCGGCAGTCCTGCAGCTGAACCACTGGCCGATAAATACATGAAAGAACAAAGTATTAATGAATAATGCCAAAGAAAGATCCCACATACGAACGAATTGAACGTGCTTTATTCAAAGACAAAGATGAAGCAACAACTCTCCTTTCACCCAGAGAAATGGAGATTAAGAAACGTATGATGTTGTGCGTAAGCAAAAAAATGGAAGAGCCACTAATTCCAGATACAGAACTGGTTAACTTTCTACTACACGGCTGTGGAGGAAATACGGAACCCGTCTCCCAATCGCAAGCCTACCGTGACATAGGCATGATTAACCGCCTAGTAGGAAACATACAACTTGCAGCCAAAGCCTGGTACCGGTATATGATTGTCGAAGGTGGGAAAAAGGCTTTTAATATGGCAATGGACAAAGAAGATGCAAAGGGAGCTGCTGCTGCATTGGATAAAATAGGCAAATATACACGTTCTGACAAGGAAGATGAAAAATTCGATTACTCGCAACTGGTACCTCCATCCTTTGAACCTTCAGATGATGTCACATTACTGGAGGGGCTCGAACCGATAGAGAATCTTGAAGAAGAACGAATAAGAATGCGCAGTATGTTTAAAGGAATGTTAAACAAGAAAGCAGTGGACACTCATCCCATTGAAGAGGAGGAAGAAGAATGAACACGCAAATCTCTCCTGTTCTATCCGCCTATGAACTAAGAAGAAAGCAGAATGAAGTCGTAGACAAATTCTTTAATAGAATGCAACGACAGGCAATGGCCATCAACGCACATGACGAATATATAGTCGCATCACGTGGTACCGGTAAATCGGAAGGAATTGATGCACGCATCATCCTACGGAATGTGTGGGAAATGCCAGGTTCTTTGGGTGGACTTATCTCTCCCAGCTATGCAAAAGCTTGGGGAAATACACTGCCGGCCATTTGCAAAGCACTTGCCGAATGGGGATACATACAAGGCATTCATTATGTTGTTGGTCACAAAGCTCCGGAAAGCATGGGATTCGGCAAACCAGTACGTCCAGTATTAGCTGATGGTTGGAATAATGCTTTCCATTTTTGGAATGGTACCGTCATGGTGATTCTTTCCTTTAACCAGGGAATGTCTGCAAATTCTATGTCACTTGATTGGGTGATAGGCCCTGAAGCAAAGTTCCTCAATTACGAAAAAATAAAGAGCGAAGTAGATCCCGCCAATCGTGGTAACCGGCAATATTTTGGAGACTGTCCTCACCATCACAGCGTCAGCTACTCTACAGATATGCCTACCGCTTCAATGGGGAAATGGATCTTGGATAAGATAGATGAAATGTCGCTGGCACATATCAACCTGATCCGAAACCTATATAAAAAAGTGCAGGAATATAAACGTAAGCCACTGACAGACCATGTGGTGCGCATGATTAAAGAATACCAGCATGATTTAGACTTGGCACGAAAATATCAACCACCTATTAAGCCACAACAGGGGAAGACTAAAGAATATACAGTTTTCTATGGTGAATATGACGTGTTTGATAACCTGGAAGTACTCGGAGAAGATTTCATCTGGCAAATGTATCGCAACTCTCCACCTCTTATTTGGCGTACAGCATTTATGAATGAACGTTTATTCCGGGTGCAAAACGGGTTCTATTCAGCTTTAGATGATAATATTCATTTCTACACACCCGGTGATAATGGACGGCTCCGGGATCTTGGCAGTAACTGGAGTAAATTAACAGCTTGCGGCTGTCTAGGCGACGGTGATCTTGACTTCTCTAAAGAACTGCATCTGGCATTCGACTCCAATGCCTCCATATCGACAGCTATTATCGGCCAGTTGGATAATCATACTATGCGTGTACTCAAATCTTTTTATGTCAAAACACCAAGCAAACTACAGGATCTAGTCAAAATGATAGCCGATTACTACCGACCAAAACTAAACCGTGATGTAGTGGTCTATTATGACCACACTTTTACTTGGGAATCCGGATCATCAACCGAAACTTACGCAGATATCATCGAACGTGTATTCAAAGAAAACGGATATAAAGTTACAATGGTATATGTCGGCCAAGCTCCTAAACATGAATGGAAACATCTGAATATCGACCTAACCTTGAAAGGAGATCCGCAATTCCTTTGGATCCAAATAAACCTGTATCAAAATGAGTTTTTGAAGATCGCAATGGAACAGACTGGAATTAAACAAGGAAAGAACGGATTTGAAAAAGATAAAACGCCTGAAGGAACACCCGATACTCCCGACAATCCAGACGAATACAAAACACACATTACAGATGCCTTTGATACGTTATGGCTAGGTATGAACTTCTATTTCACTCTACCGGGAACAAGTGCAGGGGGGATATTCTTCCTAAACAATAAATAATCGCATATAGTGCGTTAATCACCCCCGCCACCTAAAAGAAAAAGAAAGAAGGCGGACTCCACTTTCCCCCGGAGCGCAGCGCAGGGGGCGACCGCAAAAGCAGCCCCCCTACCTAAAAGGTTCTAGGCTGTTTTTGCTGCCATCTTAGCGACTCTCTCGCTCATTCCGGCACATTGTATATCTTAGAGATAACTATCTTATTTTCGTTTATTTCTACCTTTGCTTTATCTCCCTGTTTAAAACCAAACATTTTCAAATATTCACCTTTTAGATTAAAACCTATCGTGCCTTTTTTCCCTTGTGGAAGCCTGACACATTGCAAAACTCTCTCCATATAATTAAGATTTAGCAGTATAACGAACAAAGGAAATAGCCGGAACACTCTCAACGGGTTGTATTAATCCCTTAACTGGATTCGGTTTTAATTCGATCGCAGAGGTTGGAGCTTGGTTTAGTTTATCCGGATTGATTTCATACACCGTCGGAATCTTCGTAAAACTGTCAACTATAATGCACCAATGATGCCAACATTCTAAAGAGATTGTATTTATGTGCAATACTTCCCCGTTCAGACTGTTCAAACAAAGATTTATAATTGTCATTAAACAGCAAACATAAGAAATATCAGCACCTATAAAAAACTGCTCCTTATCCTGTTTTGCGGCAGACAATAAAAGGCGTCCACTACCACAGGCGGGATCATATACCCGAACATCCCCGTTTCTCCGTTCTTCTGTTGGCTTAACGGCTGTCGTTAACTGTGTCATCAAATCACAAATACCAATAGGAGTGAAAAACTGCCCGTTCTTTGAATTACTTAAAAACTCTTCGAAATAGTCGCCGAAAGGGTCGTTTAGTGGTGTATTATCCATTTGCACGATTAAAGAGGCGAAAGCTTGTGAGAACAAATTTAATTCCTCTTTAGAATACGGCTTTATAGTCTTGAAATAGAGCTCCTCTTTGCGCCCCATTGACAGGCAACACACAATTATCTGCAAAAAATCATCAAATACTTTTGCACGTCCGTGTATTCGGGAAATACCCTCAAGATATTTCCCGAAAGATTCAAACTTATTGTTTTTCATTCACTTGCAGATTAGAGAACACAAAACAAATCGGATAAAAGTCGGTCGGGTCGTTTTCTCCGTCCTGGTTATCTTCTTGCTGTTTATCTATCGGTTTAGGTGCTCCCCATAGGCAAAGAGCGTGCGAGCCTTTTACAACTCGTTTCCCGTCTCTGTTCCATTGCTGCAACGTTTTTAACTGTATATGTCCCGATTGAGCGTATATCTCTTTCAGACCGTCATTAACTGTATTTATAGCTCCATTCTTTACAAGTTGTTGAAGAGGTTTAGACAATCCTTTTAAAATTTCTCTTTTTTCCTGTATAGTCTTTGCAGAATCAAAAATATTTTCCATCTTTGCAATACGTTAAAAATTAAACATTAGTTTGATTTTCCCCCTGTGACAGTGCGAATGTCATAGGGGGATTTTTTTTAGTTACGTGCTTCAAGTTCCGCCCGTATTTCATCTTCTATTTTTTTTAGATGATTATTCAAATCACCCATCCAATCTGTCAGTAACTTACCTATGGAAATGGGGTTTGAGGTTGAAATAGTTCTGCCAGTCGCATCTACTAAGGTCAGCTGTGCATTATTATTGTCATGCGATATTGTAAATGTTTCCAACTGTTTACGTTTTTCTCTAATTTCTTGGTATTTCTGACGTTGCAAATAAAGTTTATCAGCTTTATCCATTAACGCATCAATACTCATACACATTTCAATGTTTGATTTTTTAGGAGCTTCAACAGTTGCTTCCTGTGGTTTAACAGGCTTTTCCTGTGGCTTCTCTTTGACCTCGGACTTTTCTTGTGATTTCTCTTGAACGGGGGCAGTTGGAAGTAATAACAGCTGTGCTGCTTCTTCTGTCTTGCTGTTAGTCACTGCGTTACCCAAAACTGTGGCTTTGTTAGCCTGTGCACTTTTTGCACCTGTTACATTTGTTTTCATCTTTGAAATACGTTAAAATTAAACATTATAGGGAGAGGGTGCGAACCTCATTCCCTTTTGATTACATATCAAAGATAGTACTTTTAATTGGAATACACAAGCGTAAAGTACTGATAAACAGAAAGATATATCAACACATACATATAATATAAAGCTAATGCATACTATACTACACTAGGTTCATTTATCTTTTTTTTTGTAGAAAATCAGTCAAAATTTCATTTTTCAGATAAACACGGGACTGAAAACAAGCCGTTTTAAATAAAAGGAAGTTCAAACTGTAAATAATGTTAATGAAAAACAGAATCTCACGTAATTCTCATATATAAAAATATAAAAATCTGACTTCCAGCAAAAAAAGGGTTTTAAAGGGGAAAAATTTCCCCTTTATCTGTCGCAAGACCACGCACCGCCCTGAAAAAAAGTTTCAACCTAAAGTTTTTCAATTTCCCTTATATGCTGCGCTTTTAAAAATGTAAAGAAAATTCATTTTACCAAAATCGGCTCTCCTCCCTGTCCTTTATCGCCTGCCATACACCTGATACCTTTGCTTAAAAAGAAAGTCATGAACGATGTCATTACACAAAACCTACTCACATTCTTGCTTGGTGGTGGTCTCTTGTCATCCATCACTGGAGTTATTACTCTCAAATACACCAAGAAGCAAGCAGAAGCCAAAGCTCTTAGTTCCGTACAAGATGTATATCAGGAACTAATCGCTGACCTGCGAGCTGACAAGGAGGCTATGAAAAAAGAGAAAATAGAAAGCGAAACAAAATGGACTACCCGTATAGAAAAGCTGGAAAGCAACCAGCTATCCCAAGATAAAAAGATAGCAGAAAACGAAAAAGAAATAGCTGATCTTAAACGATTCAAATGTGTAAACCTAACGTGTAACAACCGTAAACAATGAAACATCATGCACACACTCTCATCTATCTTGCTTGCCTTGCTATTGCCTGGCTACTGTGTAGTTGCCGTAGTACTCTTCAAAACAATCGTAGTACTCAAGAACAAAGCGATCTTTCTATCACAGATTCCGCACTGCGAATTAGAACCGAAGATACCTATTCCCGATTCAACCTCAACCAGAAACAAACGGGTAAAGACTGGAAAGTTAAAGTTAACTTCGACACAACGAAATCAGCAGACCCATCTACCGGACTACCCCCAATATCGAATATCGAGATTGAAGGGAGCAAGACAACGATCAAAACTTTGCTTCAGAAAGATGACACTACACGTATATCTGATAAACAGGAAACAACGACTGACGTCACGTTTCAGCAAAACAAACAATCCGAATCCCAAAAGAATGCCAGCGGTTCTATCGCGGACGGAATTGATGATGGATTCAAGTATGGCTTAATCATTGGTATCCCAATATTACTAATCATTCTCATACTACCTTTTTATGCAAAGTATAGACAAAAGAATCCATCAAAGTAAGATATGGAAACTCATGGAGCGTAGACAAGACGGTAAGCCTATCGAATTCTCCATTGAATTCTGTAAAAAGAGCACAGGCGAACTTGTCACCTACGATCGTGCAGTATTGACCTCATTCCATAGTAGTGGAAGCACTATTAACGTATTACCTGCCGGAGAAGCTACTCCGAGAAAAATCCGCCGATGCCTTATCACCAAATTCAACAATCTCAAAGTATATTTCTAATGAAGCAACAACAATCCTCAATCAATCTTATAATGAAAGGCTATGATACTTATGCCGTCTTAAAAGGTGGAAAGAATGTTATCAAATTCAGTGATAACAGTGATATCGCCACTGATAAGAATCCTACACCTATCGAAGTAGCTCCCAAAGGAGAAAAGAATCCAATCAAATGGATACCACGCGGACGAAATAATCATATGCCTTATGACATCATGAAAAAAATCGGTACCAACGTCACCATAGGCAGCAATATCGAATTCAAGAATAAAGTTGTATTCGGTGACAGCATACTCGTCTATCGGAAATACCGGGACCCTAAAACGAGGAAAATAGTCAAAGAGGAAGTTCTTCCGTACGAGCAGCCGGAAATTTTTGAATTCCTTGAAAACAACAACTTCAATTTTGTCCGTATGGAGCTGGCAAACGATCTGGTTATATTCTATGACGGCTACCTGGAGTATATATTCAACAATGACAATAAATCCCCCAAACTCGTACAAATCAAAGCTAAGGAGTCCACTTGTTCCAGGATCAGTGAAATTGACGAAAAGACTGGTAAAAGCGAATGGCACGGTTATTCTGCAGAATGGCATACCGGTACACCAACAGATTTGATTGCCACTCCCCTGCTCGATCGGCAGACTCCACTACTCGACCTCAAAATGAGAATGGGACTTGCTCCCAATGACAAAGGAGAGAAAATTGTAGGAAAAGAACGGAGATTTATCCATACCCTCCGCATCTCTACACCCGGACGGTTTTATTATAGTCATCCATATTGGTGGAGTGTTTTTGCATCCGGCTGGTATGACTTCTCCAGTGCAATCCCTGTTTTCAAAAAATCATTGATTAAAAATCAAATGGCACTGCGGTACATTGTGTATATTCAAGAGCCTTTTTGGGAAAAGTTATTTGCATCTGAAGGCATAGTCAAAGATGACGAGAAGAAAGCACGCAAAGAAAAGTTCCTGAAGGATATGAATGATTTTCTTGCCGGTGAAGAAAATGCCGGCAAAGGCTTTGTCTCTCACTTTCGCTACGATCGTGTAAAAGGCTTTGAAGAAAAAGACATCATTATTACTCCACTCGAATCTTTCTTCAAAGGTGGTGAGTATATTGAAGACAGCGAAGAGGTCAGCAATATGATGTGTTACGGTATGGGCGTACATCCTTCGATAATCGGATCCGCACCAGGTAAGGGAAAAAGTATCAATGGTACCGAAGCACGGGAGTTATTTATCATAGAACAGGCACTCATGAAGATGTATCAGGATGCAACATTGGAACCTCTCTACTTTGCAAAAGCCATGAATAACTGGCCTAAAGATATTTATTTCTCGGTGACTAATTGTCAACTTACCACGCTGGACCAAGGTACCGGAGCGACAAAGAATACAGGTTTAACCCCAGAAACAGAATAAAATGAACGCACTAATCCCCGACATCGACACCCTCAAAAAGGTAGTAAAGATCAACTCCTCACTGCCTTACGAATCAATCGAACCATACATCGAAGATGCACTGGATATATACATCAAACCGTATATCGGTAAAGCAACGATCAGTAAAGCTCATGAAGACAAAGGATCTGACTTATACAACAAACTACTGCGTGCCCTCGGCCCATTAACCCTGATGCTCGCATCTGATGAACTGGGTGTTATGTTCGGTGATGCCGGTATCACAGTAAGTAACGTGCAGGGACAGCGTTCTCCTGCCAGTGACACTAAGATCGCAGCAGCAAAAAAGAATCTCTGTTTTCGCGGAATGCAAGCACTTGACCGGCTAATATCATACCTGGAGGAAAACAAAAAGGATTATCCTGATTATGTTATCGATAATATACCCCGTTTTTGTTTCATTCGTAATGCAGCAGAGTTTCAGGATCTCGGTATGGTAGACATTGATTATTCTATCCTATCTTATCGTATCATGTTCCCTACCATTCGTCAACTTCAAGAACACAACATTCGAGAAATGATAACGGATAAAGTCTATGACATACTCAAAGAAGCTCTTTCAGAAAATACCGAAACGCCCAAACAACAAGTACTTATTGACTATATCATCCGCTACTTAGCCAATAAAACTGCCGAATTATATACCTCACAGAAAACAACCGAACAACATGTAGCCGGCAGAACGATCGAATATACTCCCACTATTCGACCAATCTATCAAGATCCGGACGCAAACGGCAATTTTTTTGCAGACCAGGCAACTTATTATTCAGGGAAAATACACACTTATCTGGCCGAAAATGCGGAAGAACTGGGAGTTGAAACAACGTCTCAAGCTATTGACTTCAATTCTAAAGAAAAGAAACTATTCACCTCAATATCGTAACACTATGCATACTATACAAATTAATGATGATACATACACACTTCCAGAAAGTTGGGACGAACTCACCCCGAAACAGCTTCTTTATCTAGTCAAACTCACAAAGTCAGATATACCGGTAGAACAAGTTAAGGTATACATGATGCTTTATTGCCTGAAAGCTCATGTATGCCGGCATAAGAAAATATTTAAAGAGTATGTACGTATCAGAATTTGGCAAGAAAGTCCAACAGTCCGCTTCTATGTCCGTCGCCATAGCTATCTTCTTCATTCGGAAGAAGTATCAATGCTTGCCAACTTGTTTGACTTCCTTATTTGTTCGGAAGAAGATAGTTCATTGCCCATGCGCAAATACTATCACCTGACACCGGATCTGACAACCACCCCATATCCAACCATCCATTGCCGACTTTGGAAATTCATCGGCCCAGAAGATCAGTTGCTTGATATTACCTTTGAACAATTCATGTATCTACAGACCTATCTTGATGCAATGCGTTCAGATCCAACGAAGATCGACCACCTACTAGCCTGTTTGTGGCATCGTAATAAGGTATTCGACATTAATCAATTAGACAAAGATGCAGCCATTCTTCACCATCTTCCTGAAGACAGAAAAATACTCATGTATTGGTATATTTTAGGAAGTCTGTCATGTATGGCCAATTCCTATCCGCGTATTTTTTCAGGAGAGGGAAAGGGTAGTTACGGTCGCGTATTCGACGCACAGCTCCGCCTTCTTGATTCCCTAGCACAGTCCGACATGACTAAAAAGCCGGAAATCCGAAAAGGTCTTTTACTTGATGCCCTGTATTCGATGGACGAATCGATCAGACGAAAAGAGGAAACCGAAGAAAGTCTAAGAAACAGATAAAAGTTTGTTAGTAACAAACAAATAAACAATAAAAAATTTGTTAGTAGCAAACTTTTCTATATATTTGCAGTGTCAAACAAACGCGGGTGACGTCCGCATAAGTTCTTTATATTATGGAACAATTGTTCAAAGCTATCCTAGAGATAGCAAATGCGAATCCTGATGGATTCACGGTTGACCTCACAACCTTAAAAAAGGTCACAAAAGGTATTTCAGTCGCCTATCTTGAGACTCAAGACAGTTTCGGAGAAGAAGGATTGAAAAGAGTTCTTAATCATGCTTTGATGCACGAAAAGAAAGTCGGTGGATGGCTTAACGAAGAAAACAATCAGTTTTATTTCGACTCCATCAGGATTTTCACCAACCTTGAAGAAGCCAAGCAATTCGGGCGTGAAAACAAACAGATTGCTATTTTCGACATCGGGCAAATGAGACTCATCAAATTGTGATCCGGAGGGGCGAAAGCCCCTCCATTACAAAGTATATTGCATTATTAAATACCCGATTATCAAATCGTAAATTGATGAATTATGAAGAATTTAGACTTACTACCTCTCTCTGCCGAGAGTAAAAAGCGAATCGACGAATTCGCAAAGCAGTATCAACGTTATGGACATATATCCATAGAAGTAGTCTCTTACTCCGATGGCCGACTAATCGTCCGTACGGAACAAAAAGACTTAGTGAATGACAAGTTCCTTACCAAAAAGGAATTAACTGAACGTGTACGGGAAATGTTTAAGGGAGAAATCCCGGATGAATGGAAGCTGACTGTATCAGCTGTTAACTTTGACCGTAAGGATATCGACAGCATTACCGTTGATTGGATTAAGAAGCGTATGGAAAAGCTCGGATTAAAAAGTAAGCATTTAAGTAACTATACAGGTATTGACAAATGCACTGTATCCTCACTCTTATCTGGTGACAAGGAGTTAACTAAATGGCATAAGGTAGCCCTCTACTACTTCTTTAAGTATTATGAAGTAGCCAATTTCTAATCACAAAAATATATTGAGACAGGAAAGCGGAGTAAAAAACTCTGCTTTCTTTTTGCTATATATAGAAAAAATCGTACTTTAGCCATCGCCCAATATCGTTATAAAAACATGAATCCCTTACCATAGTGTAACCAGGCAGCTGGTTCCGGAAATAACACCGGTGGGCGCACTATAGTGAGGGATTCGCCCGTTTAACAATGAGATATACTAATAATATCACCGTTCTATCTTTAAAAGATGGTCCGCGAAATTCTTACTGCTGCAATGCTGATGGTTCTACAGATGACCCTGTTTCACTGCCTGACATCACAAGTGATACTCCTATTCAAACAAATGGTTTAGATACTAGCGATCTGATCAATAAATAGCAAATGCTATTAAAAAGGAAGTGACAGCCACAAAAGAGCCGAATATCAGAAATGCAAGAGAACGTTTAGTATATTCGACTCTTTTTTTATTCATTGCCTCCTGTGCAGTTATCTTTTGCTGAAGTACAACTAGTTCATCACTAACTACTTGTTTCTTTTGATCAATATCTTTCCCTTTAAAATAAGCTATATATTGCGGTATAGTAAACTTATCAGGTTCTTTTCCTGGTGCAAGAAGAGTATGCGGTTTAATGACATGATAAATATAACCAATAGAAATAGATGTAAAAACAACAATAGACAAACATCCGGAAGTCAAAGCTGCATCATCATTTGCACTCAAATGCGTAAGAATATATCCTATTGCAGCTGTTAAAATGCCAAAATAGATAGCAAACAAAGTATATCCCCTTTCAGTTATAAGAGATTCTACACGGACAAGATCATTATGGCGAGCCATAGCTTGTTCATAATACCATTCGATAAGCGATAAATCGATTACTTTTAATTGTTCTGCTGTGAGTCTTTCCATTGTCTATCAAATTTTGAGCTAAAATACATTTTTCTATTGGCATTACAAATATATTACCATTATCTTTGTTGCCGTAACAAATAAAACTATAATCTATGAAATGCAAACTTGAAAAATTAGAAATCCCAGCAGAACAGCCTTTCAAAAATTGTAAACTGGATCGGGAGAAGTATGCTGAAGTCCTTAAAACGATTATCACTACATATGATAAAGGCTTCGTATTAGCAATAAATGGCAAATGGGGAACAGGGAAAACCACATTTGTAGAAATGTGGAAGGCATATCTTGAATTAAATGAATTCAAGACACTGTACTTTAATGCCTGGGGAAATGATTTCATTTCAGACCCTCTTGTCGGATTACTTGGGGAACTAAAAGAAATAAGCCTGAGCACCAAAACTACAACAACTTTCACATCTATATTGACCAGATTAGGGAAAATTACCATTAAAGCTGGCCCCTCAATACTCAAAGCAATGCTAAAAGGGAAAGTAGGTGAAGAAGCCCTTAATATTATATCTGATTTTATTGAAGAAGGCTCTGCAATGCTAAGCAAAGAGATAGACAATTATGAAAATCAAAAAAAAGAATTAAAGTTCTTTCAAAATGAACTCGAAAAATACGTTAATGAAATCTGTGACAAAAAACCATTGATATTTATCATAGATGAACTTGATCGATGCAACCCACATTATGCAGTAAAAACTTTAGAACGAATTAAACATCTTTTCAACATACCTAATATAGTATTTGTCTTATCCATAGATAAGGAACAATTAAGTAACTCTATACGTGGATATTATGGAAGTGATCTAATAGACGCCGATGAATACTTGAAAAGATTTATTGATATTGAATATATATTACCAGCCCCTAATATAGTACAATTCTGTAACTACTTATATGATTATTATGGCTTTGATAGCTATGAAAAGGCGAGAGATTCAAGAGATGGACTAAAGGAGTCTTTTTTAGTTATAGCTAACATTCTATTCATGTATAAAAACCTATCATTAAGACAAATAGAAAAGATTTTCACCCATATTCGTCTATCTCTAAATATGTATAACTATAATCAAATCATATATTCAGATTTAGTATGTTTACTCACATATCTTCGAATTTGTGAACCTGATTCCTATGATAAAATAAGTTATAAGAGCTACTCAATACAGGAACTTATAGATCAAATAGAAACTATAATTCCAAAGCAAATATTTAACGTTGAATTAAATGCAAGTTATTCTCCTAACCGTTATTTTTACTTTACATTAGCTTTATTATTAAGATGTTATGTCTGTAGTTATCAAAATTCCGACAATAATGATAAACTTTTAACAAGAACATCATCTCAATCAAAATTAGAAATCAACTTTAATGTAAAAATTATCAATAAAGAATTATTAGCCGAGGCCTTAGAATGGGTATTCAACAATAATAAAATGATACCATTATCTTACTTTACTAATAAAATTGACTTACTGGAAAATTTCATGATCGTCAACACAGTAGAATAAATTCGTTATAAATTATTTCAATCAATATTAATCACAAATAAGCGGAGCAAAAAACTCTGCTTTATTTTTGTTAATTTTGAAAAACAATTGTACTTTAGTTATTATCAAAATAAACTAACTCGTCAATTCCTTATGTCGTGCACTCGTAAAACCGGGTGGCTGGGTGGTTCCAGTTGGCACACGACATAAGGAATTGATTTTTTTATACTATGGAATCATTAGAAATTCATTTCAAAGGTATAATATTAAGTGATCTATATTGCGACCCTCGTAAAAAACGTATTCAATACGATATATTGGATAAGCTACAAATTAAATTATTACCAGAACAACTTATTAGTTACCGGAAACAATGAATCATGGAGGGACTAATAACTGAAGATTGCCCAGATGAAATAGATTCGCCCGTTGAAATCACTCCTAAAGGTTACAAAATTATTCACTTGCATAGAAGTTACGATGCCTATATTAATTCTATGAAACAGGATGAGGAATTAGGAAAAGAGAGCGAAAGACTGCAAGCTAAATATTTGAAACTAAAAATATACAATACGGTCATAACTATTTTTTGTACCATAATATCATTTTTAGCAGGTATCCTACTATCAGGCCCAATAAAACAGCTATGGCAACAGCTATAGATTTATTAAATACCGCGACCCTATATTGATAGTAATCACGAGATAATTCAGACAACTTGCGACGTAGATTTTTAATCTCCTGTTCTTGATCCATATTTGATTTATTTTGAGCTAAAATACAATTTTCTATTGGCATTACAAATATATTACCACTATCTTTGTTGCTGTAACAAATAAAACCACACATGGAAACAAAAAAATTAACAGCTGCCGAAAGCACTCTAGCAGCTATGTCAAAAACAGTGCTAGTGTTAGGTATCATAGGTTCAATCGTAGTTTTCTTCTCGTCATGTATTGCGTGGGAATATTCCAGATACTCCGGAGGTATAGTTGGAGCAGATGGAATCAATTGGTTAGGATTCCCAGCCCTTATCTATTGTGTCATGGGTACCTTGATTGGATGGTCTGTACTTGCTATTCTCGTTGAAATCGCAATCAATACCCGGACAAACAATTCTCAATCTAATTGGAAAAAAGACTTTGCAGTGATGGTAGCTACTGGAGAAAAAGGGAAAGCAAAAGAAATTCTTTATCGTGGCATCATGGAATCAGAGGAGTTTAAGCGGGTATTAACCGGTGGAAACGAAAACTACCATAAAGAATGCATAGACGCTTTAAACAAGAAATACAGTGATCACCTCAAAGCTATCGATGAAGACTCATTTATAAATACTGATGAGAACGAAATATACCAAGCATTCAAATGAAAAGACACACTCTATTTATTGCGGTTATAGCTACAATTTCATGTAATGTCACTGCGCAAAATTCCGATTTACAAAAATGGGCTAATAAAGTTAATAATCAGAAAGTCTATTCTGGTCCTAATAAGGTGGAGACAGGACTAGCCAATCACAAACTAGACCAAGATGCTATATGTGGCTACCTGCCGATTAAAGATGGTAAAGTATATTATTCTGATGTAATTCAAAGTAATGGGACGGCTGATCAATTATACACGAGTGCGCGTTCATGGACTGCTAAAAATTTTGTAAATGCACAGAATGTTATCCAAATGGATGATCCAACATCACATAAAATGATAATAAAAGCATCTTGTCCGGTATCGAAAGATGGTCAATTCTTCTACTATACATTAACGATACAAACTAAAGATGGCAGGTATCGATATGAACTATCTGATTTTCTTATGCAGGGATTTAAAGCAGGTTTAGTTCCTAAAGTTTTCAAAGAACCTTTTGAAATCTATTTTAAAAATTATGATTGTGAGAAAACAATTCATAAGAAAGAACTAACGGTCATCAAACGAAACATAGAAATTTCTATAATTGAAAGTTTGCGTGCCGCAATGTTAAACACACGTTCTGACACCAACGATGATTGGTGAAATAAACATTATTTTGTTTGGCACTCTCAAATATTATCCTCATATTTGTAGTGCCAAATCAAATGATAGATAATCTATCCCGATGAGCAACGGTTAGATGCTCAATACGAAATTGGGCTTTTTTTATGTCCATCAGTTTGCTTCCGATATTAATATTGTTTGCAAATTCATATACGAAATAGTAGAAGTTTATTTATAAACGAATACGGCTGTCTTTCTTCTCGTTGTATTACAGCTCTTCGGGGTTATACTACATTTGGTTTGGCGACTACGGGAAATTGGCAGCCGTTCGTGTACCGTCTAGGTACACGAAAACTTGCCAATAACAGCCAAACCAAATGTAGTATATGAAACAATTAACCCAGGGCACGAACTACGTGCCCTCATTCCGCACAGGAACAGACGTAAACACGCTCCAACAGCGTTACTTCCGTGAATTAAAAAAAGAATGCGCTATCAACTCCGCATCGGACGCCTATTACGTCTCTGCAATAGCCTGCTTCTGCCTGACCTTTATCTTTCCCCCTGCTGTAATTGGCGCAGTTCTCTGTGTCTATCGAGCAAAGAAGTGTCAGAAAGGGGGTGAATCATGATGTTCTTTATTCACCATGTGCAAACATATAAGAACGTAAATCGTAAGGGTCAGGAAATGTGTGAATTTGCCCAGGCATACGACCGTATTCTAGTACAAGATGAATGTGCTATGGATTCCCTAAAATGCGAATTCGAAGAAGTTGTCAAGGAACTGAATGAGAAATACCCTAATCAAAAAAAACTCAAATTCAATGGGCATAATGGAGACTCCTCCGGTGGACAATGGAGTATAAAACTAGGAGACGATGATAGCAATCCTGTATGTTATATCTCATACAGTAAAGTACGCGGTCATTATTCTTTTGGAGAAGGATCTCACCTACTGGAACAGAAAGGAGACCAGCCATGATACCAACAGAAATCAATGGCATCATCCTCACCGATGATTGTATCTCATCAATCAAAACTATCCAGGAAGGAGAACACTCTTGGATGGAAGCAACACTGGAAAAAGCAATTGACTTAGCTCTTGACATTGATTCTCCGGACATAGATTCTGTCAATCGACTAACACTTATTTCTGAAATCAGAATAATAAAAAAGCATATTCAATCAATAAGCAGTATTCAACACCCTAAAAAATAACATTATGAATAGACATGAAGCCTTACGGTTAGTAAACAAATTACTGGATCCGGAAACACCAATGGACGAAAAGCAGCGTGCAGCCGCACAACTTTCTGAATTAATTCGTATCTTGCTTCCAGAATCAGACGAAGAACAAAAATGATCTTAACGATAATAACTATATCCGGAATAGTACTTCTGTGCCTGGCATTCTTTAAAGCCTCGCGCTCAATCCTTGCAAAAGTATTTTGGCTTCTGCTCATGCTTACTTTGTTAGCACTATTCCTGTTCTTATAACCTATCGTTTTGTCCTTTATAGCCCGCCCGCAGCGGGCTATTTTTGTCTCCATAACCTAAACATTATACAGTTATGGAGTATGACCATTTCGCTTATGGTGAAGCCTTAGCTTCGGCACTCAAAGCCATTTCACACACATCTCAAAAGAAAAGGTTCTTCACAGCATTCGGACTGGAGGACCTGATCAGCCTCGATGACAGTTTATCCTCCATCAATGGAACCATCCTTATCGCCGTTGATGGTTGCGAGTCCGAATCCGAAGACAACGAAGCTGATTCACTCAATGACAAACAAGTCTACTCATTCATCGTGGCCAGAAACACAATTTACGGAAATCCGGAAACGATTAATCAGGCAGCCAAACAATGCAAGAGTATATGTAAACAGATCCGGAATAAATTGCTGAAAGACATTAAATATGTAGACCGCAATACTCAAATTAACGGTATCGGCCCGATCGGTGATAACTTCTATGGCACCGTGCTTACCTTCTTTGTTAATGTTCCGGAAGAATTCATCGTCGATCCAAACTACTTTTTGTAATGGGATTCTATAAACGAATGTCAGACAAGCAGTCGGAAATCAAACGCTATAATGCGGCCCGACGAAAAGCGGATAAGTTATCTTCTACTCCGACTTCCCGGCTAATCCGAATGGAAACCATCTCGGAGATAGAACGCTATAACATCGCCCAGGATACCGACCGACTCACCGCATTCAATAAAGAGGTAGAACAATGGCAGGATGCTGTCAGTAAACAACTCAAAGCCACCATTTCATCCCGTAGTTTACGTATTGCTCGTGAACTACAACCTAAAGCCTATACTGACAAATACGGATTAATCAACCGACTTGGTTTCTCTTTTCCTCGTCATGGTGTCTATATCCACAAAGGTGCCGGACGCGGGCAAGGTGGTCTTATCGGAAGTAAATGGAGCTATCTGAAGAGAATCAACGGAATGGAAATCAATACGAGTATCATCCGACATACTAATCCCGCATCACTTGGCAAACAGAATGAAGGTAACCGGCAGGCTTACCATTGGTTCGATCCGGTCATCAAAAACCGTCTTCCGGAACTTGCCGATATCTGTATGCGCTATTTTGACACTATGCTTATCGACGCAACCAAAATATACATTGAAAAGTAAAGCCATATGAACGACCTAAACCGAAGTATTAAAATATTTATTGATGGAACTGAAGCATCAGCCGGCGTCAAGAAGATAGAAGATGCCATCTCCCAGCTAGAGAATAAAATATCTTCTCTTGATAAATCAGAATCAGGATATGCCAGAAAATCCAAAACTCTGCAAAAAGAACTGGAGAATAAGTATAAAACTCTCAATACTTATAAGCAAAAAGTAGCCGAGACCGACCGAATCCTGAAGAATCTCTCCGGTGCCACCTATGATGAACTATTATCTGTCAGCCAAAAAGTCCGTAAAGAACTCCGTGCAGCCATACCCGGTACTGAACAATACAATGCAGCCCTGGAGCAAAATAGGCGCGTCACTGAAGCAGTAGCCAGGGCACAAAAAAATATGCGTGTAGAAGTTGGTTGTCAAGCTAGTCCAATAGGAAAAGCCGTGGAACTGTTTAATAAATATGCAGCTGTTGTCACCACCGTCATAGCAGCTGTGACAGGCTTAACACTAAAGCTGAACCAACTTCGTGAAAAACGCAATGAACGTGAAGATGCCAAAGCCGATGTCGAAGCATTAACAGGACTTTCCAAAGACGACATTAATTGGCTGGAACAAGAAGCAATCCGGCTTTCCACTACAATTAGTGATTCCGGTATCCGGATCCGACAATCAGCAACCGAAATTCTTGATGCTTATAAATTGGTCGGTTCTGCTAAACCGGAGTTACTATCTAACAAGGAAGCACTAGCCGCAGTAACAGAACAAACACTCATCTTAGCATCTGCTTCAGGGATGACACTGAAAGACGCAGTGGATGCCGTAACTCTCTCTCTCAATCAATATGGAGATGGTGCTGATCAGGCAGCCCGTTATGCGAATGTCATGGCAGCCGGTTCTAAATATGGATCTGCTGCAGTTGAATCAGTTACTAATGCAATAACCAAATCCGGTGTTGCCGCTTCATCCGCTAACATCCCCATTGAACAGTTAGTCGGAACTATTGAAACTTTAGCAGAGAAAGGTATCAAAGATGAAATAGCCGGTACCGGTCTAAAGAAATTCTTTCTTACTCTTCAAACCGGAGCTAACGATACGAATCCTAAAATCGTAGGACTGGAGACTGCACTGGATAACCTGCAGAAAAAACAATTGTCTGCAGCACAAATCAAAAAAATGTTTGGTGAAGAGGGGTATAACGTCGCTTCTGTTCTGATCAACGAAACTGAAAAAGTCAAATACTACACCCAGGCAGTCACCGACACCAGTGTCGCCATGGAACAGGCAGCTACCAAATCCGATACGGCAGGCCCCCAACCCGCCCCAGCGGAAAAAAAAAAGAAAA